CCCCGCCCCACCCCCTTATGATTTGGGACTCCACCCCTATTCGTTTTTCTATTCCCCCCAAGGGGTTCTTATTTTTTTAAGTTTGACCCCCCCCCCTTTTTTTTGCAAAGGAAACCCCCCCCCCCCCCTATATTTTTACAAATATGCCCCCCACCCCCTACATGTGTATAATCCGCCAAACTGTCCCTACCTAAAGGACTGCACTGTATGTTGTTATCTGAGGTTCCCGAACTGGCGATCCGTACCCCGGATGATCGAAGTTGCGACGAGCGCATCGTGGATGATGTAGTTGATTCGTTTGCGCTTGAAGAAGATAACGTAGGGGTAACAGCAATTGCGCCCCTACCCACACCCTCCGGTATTTCGATTACCCCGGCGTCAGTTATCCTCACGCACAACATTCTGGATGAGTTTGCCCATGTCGCGGTAGACCGGGCGCTGCAGATTAGGCACCTTGTTACCAACAAGTTGGTTATAGAATCAGACAATGCTGACCCACGGGTGCGTCTTCGTGCGTTGGAACTGTTAGGTAAGATTTCGGATGTTGGGTTGTTCTCAGAACGCTCCGAAGTGGTAATTACGCATCAGAGTTCCTCAGAGTTGGAAGACAAGCTGCGTAGTAAATTGCGCAACCTGATGGACAGGGCGGCAATTATTGATGTGGAAACTATTCCAGAAGCGCCCCCCACTCCCGCTGAGCAACCGAGTGCAGAGTTAGGGCTGGAAGAGTGACACCGCTATCCGAAGCGGAACTTAACTATTTGTACGGGAACCTGCACATATTAAGTAAGACGGAGCAGGAGGAGGTACTTACTATTGTTGAGGAGTTGGGTCGCAGACGGGCAGCAGAACGGTGCAGAAAAGACTTGATTGCCTTTTGCCAGTATATGCAGACTGACTACAAAGTGGGAAGGCACCATCAGGTGCTGGGAAACCTCTTGATGGAGATTGCAGAGGGTAAAAAAGACCGTATTTGTGTCAATATTCCCCCTCGGCACGGTAAAAGTCAGCTTGTTTCCATCTACTTTCCGGCGTGGTTTTTGGGTAAATTCCCGGATAAGAAGGTGCTAATGGTGTCCCATACGACCGATCTGGCAGTGGATTTTGGTCGAAAAGTGCGTAATATTATTGATTCGGACATGTACAAGAACATCTTTCCGACAATTGCACTTGCTGCAGATTCAAAGTCGGCGGGGCGGTGGAACACTAATTCAGGCGGCGAGTATTACGCTTGTGGCGTAGGCTCCGCGCTTGCTGGGCGGGGCGCTGACCTGCTCCTAGTAGATGACCCGCATTCGGAACAAGATGTATTGAGCGGTAACTTCGATGTTTTTTCCCGTGCCTATGAGTGGTTTACGTATGGCGCACGTACTCGGTTGATGCCGGGGGGCCGTGTAGCGATTGTTCAAACTCGATGGCATATGGACGACCTGACCGGGCGCGTTACCCGTGACATGTTGCAGAACGATATGTCGGATCAGTACGAGATTGTGGAGTTTCCGGCAATTCTTCCCTATGAAGACCCCGAGACGGGGGACATGACAGGTAAAGCGTTGTGGCCTGAGTGGTTGCCTATGGAGGCACTGCTCAAAACCAAAGCATCGATGCCGTTGTTTCAGTGGAATTCCCAGTACCAGCAGCAGCCCACTGCTGAAGAAGCGGCGGTTGTTAAACGGGAGTGGTGGAGAATATGGCCCGATGCAGACCCGCCCAAGTGTGAGTACATCATTACTTCTTTGGATGCTGCGGCTGAAAAAAACACCCGGTCTGACTACACTGCGATTACCACATGGGGAGTCTTTCTAAACGAGGAAGAACATAATCACCAGATAATACTGCTCAACTCAATTAAGGAACGGGTTGAGTTCCCCGAGTTGAAGGAGATAGCCCAAGCTGAGTATAACCACTGGAAACCCGACGCATTTATTGTGGAGAAGAAGTCCAGTGGCACCCCGTTATATCAAGAGATGCGGCGTACAGGTATGATTCTGCAGGAGTACACCCCGCATCGGGGGACAGGGGACAAGCTTGCCCGGTTGAATTCTGTTGCAGATATTATTAAATCGGGATTGGTGTGGGTGCCAGAAACACGGTGGGGTGAGGAGTTGGTGGAGGAAGTTGCAGGATTTCCTTTTATGTCACACGATGACTTGGTGGACTCGATGGTAATGGCACTGATGCGGTTCAGGCAAGGTGGGTTTATACGATTGCCTTCGGATGAAAAAGAACCGGTTAGGTATTTTAAGTCCAAGCGACACGCAAGTTATTACTGAGGATAAGTTATGGCGACAAATATGGATAAAGCTCTTTACCAAGCACCCCAAGGTCTGGAGGCTCTGGCTGTTGAAGAACCTGTGCTTGAGATTGAAATTGAAGACCCGGAGTCGGTCAGGATCAACGGACTGGATATTTTGCCTGAAGAAGATGATATGGGTTTTGGGGCAAATCTTGCGGATGAGATGGACGAGCGCAAGTTGGCAACTTTGTCTAGTGACTTGCTGGGGGACTACGAGGCCGATATTTCTTCCCGTAAAGATTGGCTGGATACGTATGTCAAGGGCTTGAAACTGCTTGGATTGAAGTATGAAACTCGCACGGAGCCTTGGCCCGGTGCGTGTGGGGTGTACCACCCTCTTCTGATGGAGTCTGCAGTCAAGTTCCAGTCAGAAACTATTATGGAAACTTTTCCGGCTACCGGGCCGGTACGCGCACGGATAATTGGTAAAGAAACCGTTGCCAAGAAAGAAGCGTCAATTCGCGTTCAAGAGGATATGAATTACGAACTGACTGAGGTGATGCGGGAATACCGCCCGGAGCATGAGCGCCTTCTTATTACCTTGTGCCTGTCAGGTAATGCCTTCAAGAAAATTTACTTTGATCCCGCCCTTGAGCGCCAGACTGCGGTGTTTATCCCGCCAGAAGATATTGTGGTGCCTTATGGGGCGATGAACCTTGAGTCTGCCGAGCGCGTTACGCATCGGATGCGTAAAACAAAAAACGAACTACGCATGTTGCAGGTTGCCGGGTTCTACCGGGACGTTGATCTGGGTGAGCCGTCCTTGGCAATGGACGATGTGGAGAAGCAGAAAGCCCAAGAGCAAGGGTTTAGCGCCACAGCGGATAGCCGCTACCAGATTTTAGAGATGCACGTTGATATTGATCTGGAGGGCTACGAGGACGAGAAAGACGGAGAGCTTACCGGGATTGCGCTGCCTTACGTTGTCACCATAGAGAAATCAACAGGCACTGTATTGGCAGTTCGCAGGAATTGGTTGGAAGACGACAAACTGAAGCTGCGGCGTCAACACTTTGTACATTACGGGTACATCCCCGGCTTCGGGTTTTACTATTTCGGGTTAATTCATCTGATCGGGGGCCATGCGAATGCGGCAACTTCGCTGCTTCGTCAGCTTGTCGATGCGGGGACGCTATCCAACCTGCCCGGTGGCTTAAAAGCTCGTGGGCTGCGAATCAAGGGTGATGACACACCTATTGCACCGGGGGAGTTCAGGGATGTAGACCTGCCTTCTGGGGCTATCCGCGACAATATTCTGCCCCTGCCCTACAAGGAGCCGAGCCAAACGCTGTCCATGCTGATGGATAAGATTGTGGAGGATGGGCGCAGGTTTGCGGCAGTAGCCGACTTGAAAGTATCGGATATGTCTGCTCAGTCCCCGGTTGGGACTACGTTGGCTATTCTTGAGCGGGTGCTGAAAGTGATGAGTGCGGTTCAAGCGCGGATTCACTACACGATGAAACAGGAGTTCAAGTTGTTAGCCGAGATCATTCGGGACAATACCCCTGAAGAGTATAGCTACGAGCCTGAAGTGGGTAACCGTAGGGCTAAACGAACCGACTATGACCTAGTGGATGTCATCCCGGTGTCTGACCCTAACGCATCAACAATGAGTCAGAGGGTTGTGCAGTATCAGGCAGTGCTACAGCTTTCCCAAACTGCGCCTCAAATATACGATTTGCCATTCCTTCATCGCCAGATGATCGAGACGTTGGGTATGAGGAATGCAACCAAAATTGTGCCGGATAAAACTGATATGAAACCGGTTGACCCTGTGTCCGAGAACATGAACTTGATGAATGGCAAGCCGGTCAAGGCGTTTTTGTATCAGGACCACGAGGCGCATTTAGGGGTGCATATAGCTGCCATAAAAGACCCAAAACTTGCGGCGATCATGGGACAAAACCCGCAAGCGCAAGCAATTATGGCGGCGGCTCAAGCGCACGTTATGGAGCATACGGCGTTTGCATACAGAAAAGAGATTGAGAAACAACTTGGCGCTGCGCTGCCCCCGATGATTGAAGAGGGGGAGGAGGCCGAGGAGCGCGTATTGCCACCGGAGATTGAAGTTCAGTTGTCTCAGCTTGCTGCGCAAGCGGCGATGAAGTTGCTGCAAAAGAACACCGCAGAAGCACAGCAGCAACAAGCACAGCAGCAGCAACAAGACCCGCTTATCCAAATGCAGCAGAAAGAACTTCAGATCAAAGAACAAGAAGTGCAGCAGAAAGGGCAGCTTGCTCAAGCCGAATTGCAGCGTAAATCCAAGAAAGACGTTATGGATGCGGCTGCAAAAGCGGATGAACTGGAGTTGAAAGAGGCTGCGTTAACGGTGCAGGGAAATAGACAATGAACCTGTCTTCGGAGTTTGAATATCTAAAGTCCAAGTACGATGACCGCATCAAGGAATTGAGTTCTTTTCTGGCTCAAGGCACGGTCAAGGACATTGGCGAGTATCAAAGAATTTGTGGTGTTATTCAGGGTCTGAACATTGCAAATGAATTCCTAATAGACCTTGCAGAACGTATGGAGACAAATGACGATGAGTGAGCTACTGATTGGGGTAGA